GGTACTGGTGGTAACGGCGTATTAAACGCTTATGTGTGGCATGATTCGAATAAGACATGGACACAAGAAGCTACAATTACAGCCAGTAATGGAGCTTCCAGCGATCAGTTTGGTCAAGCCGTAGATGCTAATCATGACGCTACAAAATTAATAATCGGTGCACCTGGACAAGCCTCAAACACTGGGTCAGCATATTACTTTACACGCAGTGGCTCTACTTACACTCAAGTTCAAGAAATTGCTGCGTCAGGAATGTCGGGTTCAAACACGTATTTTGGTTCAGAAGTTTGCATGAGTCGCGATGGTAACCGTATAGGAATATCAGCACCGAATAACTATAGTCAAAACTATGGAAGCATACATACGTATTACTTAGACGGAGGCACTTATTCAGCAAGTACGTCTTGGACCGGTGCTAGTAATAACTATTACATAGGTCGTCATATGGAGATGGATCATACTGGTGACAGGATTTTTGCTACATCTCATTCTACGATCGGAGAAAATTACGTTCGTAGATGGAACGGATCGGCGTTTGTTGCAGAGCAAACTATATCAATTTCAAGTACAAGAGAAATTACTACTAATGGCGACGGAAGTATTCTTGCTATAGGTAATGTTCCTTTAGAAGTTAACATCTATAATAGATCAGGCACTACTTGGTCTAAAGCTGATTCAATTGGAATGCATGAATTAAACACTGCCGGCACTGCTGTTGCAGGTTTTGGATATAATGTATCATTGAGTGATGACGGCCTGTTACTTTATATAGGCTCACAAGATGGAAATCCTGAAATTTCTTATCTCTTAGATAGAGATAGTGTAGGCGCAAGCTTTTCACCAGCCCTTAAAATAGACGAGCAACATAGAGATTCAGCAAACGGTTGGAGTGATATGTTTAACAGTTTTGGTCATGGAGCGGTGGCCAAAAATACAAAAGATGCGTTTGGAATAGGAGGTTGGTATCAAAAAGCTGAAAACGCTTTAGGCACACCTGGTCCAAGTAGCGCTAGAGGTATACTCACACTATATCATACTTAAGAGAAAAAAACATATAAATAGTCAAAAGATTCTTTACTTTGGAGACTATTTCTATGGCAAACCCAACTTCTAGGGATACGCTGATTGATTATTGTAAAAGGCAACTAGGTGATCCAGTACTAGAAATCAATGTAGATGAAGATCAGGTAGAAGATCGCATTGATGAAGCCCTACAATACTATCAAGAATATCATTCAGATGCCACGATTAGGACATATCTGAAACACCTCGTTACAGCTGACGACGTGACCAATGAGTATATTCCTATTTCGAGTGACGTACTCTACGTTTCAAGATTGTTTCCAGTATCAAGCGCTTTTAATTCTTCATTTAATTTCTTCGACATTAAATATCAGATGATGTTAAATGATATTGCTGATTTACAAAATTTTGCCGGTGATTTAGCATATTATGAACAGATGCAGCAATATCTTTCAATTCTCGATATGAAATTAAATGGACACCCTCAGACTACATTTGCTCGTCACCAAGATAGGTTATACATTCACGGCGAGTTTAAGAGTGAAGATATAAAAGAGGGTGAGTACATCGTAGCAGAAATATATTCAATACTAGATCCAGATTCACACACATCAATTTACAACGACTTGTGGCTAAAAGAGTATGCAACTGCTCTCATAAAGCGTCAATGGGGTATGAACCTGTTGAAATTCGATGGCGTCCAACTTCCTGGTGGAGTGTTGCTCAATGGACGTCAGCTTTATGATGATGCCACTGCAGATATAGATAGGTTAAGAGAGAGAATAAGAAGCGAGTTTGAATTACCGGCAGACTTTTTTATGGGTTAGTTAAATGGCTAGAAACTTTTACTTCTCGGAAAAAGTCAGGTCGGAGATGGACCTGTACGAAGACATTATTATTGAGTCCATGAAGATTTATGGGCAGGATGTTTATTACTTACCGAGAACACTCGTAAATGAAGATAAGATACTAGGCGATGATGTTGCTTCATCATTCGATGCCTCATATAAGATTGAGATGTACATTGAAAATGCTGAAGGTTTTGACGGTGAAGGTGATCTATTTACTAAATTCGGCGTTGAAATAAGAGATGAAGCAACCTTTATTGTAGCCAGGCGTAGGTGGAAGAACACAGTTCGTCGAGCTGCAAACGCTATACAAGGTGACAGGCCGACTGAAGGTGATTTAATTTACTTGCCTTTATCTAAATCTTTATTTCAAATAAATCATGTGGAACATGAACAACCTTTCTACGCTATAGAAAACTTACCTACATTTAAGTTAAGATGTCAGCTGTTCGAATATGTTGGCGAAGATCTCGATACCGGCATTGAAACAATAGATAATATAGAGAAAGATTATGCTTATAGTTATAATCTAAGACTTAAGTTGCCTAAGCAAGCAACAGGAACTGCGAGTATTTCATAATGGCTGCGAAAGGTGTAAAAACTTTAACGATTACTGACAGTGGAGAAAGATTTAGTTTTTCGCCGTATGTAAAGTTTACTTTACCTGATGAAGACTCAAGAAATGCTGGTGGATTAATAACACTCGATGACTCTGGCAAAATAGCTTCAATTACAATTACAGATAGCGGCAACTATTATACATCAGCACCGACTGTGACTATTGCAACAGATAGTGCTAATGATAGTGCAGCCGTAACTGCACTAATTACACGAGGACAGGTTTCTGGTTTCACCATTACCGATTCAGGTTTTGGCATGGATTCATGCAGACTGATAATTACTGCGCCTAATGGTACACCTGGAGATTTTGTTGCACAGGCTAGAACACTAATAGATTCGAGTTCTGAAAAAGTATCACAGCTTATTTTAGTAGATAGCGGAAACTTTTATTTGAATCCACCTACTATGACAATACACGGCGGTAATAACATAGAAAGCAGCTATGAAAGAGATGATAACATAGAGCAAACTTTATCAAGTGGAGTAAAGATTAGAGGTGAAGTACTTAATTACTTATTAGATTCTGATGGTGATTCTGCTAGAGTATTAAGAGTTGGTCATGTCGGTGCCGATGACGGTAAGTTCCGTGAGTTCGTGGTAAATAGACAAGTAGTAAATACTAGTCAATCTTTTACTAAAGGCCTTGAAGTAATTGGAGTTGATGAAGAGAACCGCATGTCAGAAAATGAACAAAATGAATTCTTTACGACATCTGATATCGATGACTTCTTGAACTTTAGTGAAGATAACCCATTTGGTGATCCGGAGAATCAGTAATGGCACATAAAATTTCATTTAGTAGAAAATTACCAGTTGAAAGTCAGCCAGCTGAAACTAATGGCCCTGGTGCAGCTGTGTATAAAAAGTATGAAAGTGAAAATAAAATTGTTAAATTTTCTATTCAACAATTAACTGATGAATTAGATAATATAGAAATAGTTTTTGATAGCAAAACTAGTGCTGATGATTTTTTATCAGAAATGGAAGAAATATCAGGTCCTGGTTCTTATGAATCAGAAATTTTAAGAGAAGACGTTTAATGTTTGGTGGACATTTTTATCACGAAAGAATTAGAAAATCAGTCGCTGTATTTGGCAGACTGTTTAACAACTTATACGTGGTAAGAAAAGATGCTGCAGGTGGTGTATTGAATCAGATGAAAGTTCCGCTATCTTACGCGCCAAAGAATAAGTTTTTAGATAGAATAAGAGAGAATCCGAGTTTACAAGATGATACAAGGGTGGCGATTAAGCTACCAAGGATGTCTTTTGAAATTACAGATATATCATATGATTTAACTCGACAATTGACTAAGGTAAGTAATTTCAATACAGTCGGTAACACTAGAGAAACAAGAAATAAATTCTTTTCACCTGTACCATACAATATTGGTTTCTCATTAAATATATTTGCTAAAAGTCAAGAAGACGCCTTGCAATTAGTTGAGCAGATTTTACCTACGTTTAATCCTCAATATACAATATCGATATTTCCTTTCAAAGATATATACCCAACCTTTGTCGAGGACGTACCGATTGTTATAACGAGTGTTTCATTTAGTGATGACTTCGAAGGTCAATTAGAAACACGAAGAACTATAATATACACATTAACATTTGAAATGAAAGTTCAATTTTATGGAAACATAGAGAATAAAAATATTATTCGTAAGTCACAGGCAAACGTATTCGAATCTAAAGCAGGTTTGGGCGGCGATTCAGATGTATACTTAGAAAGAGTAACGGTTACACCTGACCCGATAACAGCAATGGGTATGCCTGACAGTGACTTTGGTTTCACTGAAGAAATTAAACTAGGAGTGGATAGCGCATAATGGCACCAAGAAATCATAAAAACTGGTTAAAAAAACCAAAGGTAGAATACATTAGTAGTGACATTTATTCGTCTTTTGAAATATACGAACAAGAACAAGAAATGATCTTTTCAAAAGTGTGGATACCAATGTGTCACAAGTCTGAAATGTCTGAGCCTGGTAGTTTTAGAACAGCAAAGATTGCAGGACAAAACGTTATTGCAATTAATAACGGAGACACAATTAAGTCTTATATCAATCCTGGCAAGTTTACTACACCAGCCGGCACAATGACTAAAGTACAATTCTATATGGATGACTATGAGCCACTACACACAGAAGTAAAACACGGTGGTATGGTTTGGACAACTCTTAATAAAAATCCAGACATGGACGTAGAACAGTGGACAGCCGGTGCGTTTGATTGTATTGCCGATGCCATTGATACAGAAGAGATGGAAGTCTTTCACTATCACAAAGCAGTGATAGACACAAACTATAAGTTGTGGCATGATACAAACAGTGAATTCTATCACGACTTCATGCATTACTTTAACAGAGTGTCAGGATTCAACGATGAGTATTTCGCTAGAAAAAATATTCCTTTTGATAATGGTCATGTTAACGTCAGCAGCTTTACTGTTAACTATGAAGAGTATGACGGATTTGAAGATCGCGGGGAACTATCTTTTCCCAATCTGCCGCCCAACCAGTGGTACATGGTCGACCTCTTCCCAGGCTTTAACTTCAACCTTCGTGGTAGCGCCTATCGTTCAGATGCAGTGACACCGCTAGGTCCAAACAAAGTATTGATTGAGTTCCGTGGATACGGACTCAAAAAAGATACACCACAAGAAAGACAAACAAGAATCAAACATCATAACTCTATCTGGGGACCTTTTGGTCGTAATCTACACGAAGATTTAATAGGTGTTGCTGGTCAGGGTACTACTATGAGAGAAGGTACTGAAAGTCGTAACATTCTACATGGTCGTCATGAGAATAGCACGATTCATGATGAAGTAGGTATGAGACATTATTATGCAGAATGGGGTAGGTTCTTAGAAAGAGATCCAGCGAGGTCATACAAAGAAGTAGCATAATGGGTAGAACTGCAGACATAGCAAAAATGCTGGGTAAGACAGCTCTATCTAATCCAAATAAAATAAAGATATTAGATAGTTCAGACATACCTGTAACTACGCCTGGAGCAAGCGTCGAATATTTTAATACGCTAGATTCATTACCATCGAGTAATTTGACATCTGGCGATCAAGCATTTGTACAAGCTAATCAAAGGTTTTATGTATCGAATGGAAACGGCTGGTACAACGTAGCCGTAGTAAACACTGCCCCTACATTAAGCATCAGCCCTTCTGGTACTATAGTTCTGAGTACAGAAGAATCTGCTACTACTATAACTCTAACAGGTCAAGACTCAGATAACGCAAACTTAACATTCAGTGTAGAATCTGATGGTAACTTCTTGGGTATAGGTACTATTGTACAAGACTCTAGTGTATTTACAATTACGCCTTTTAGTTCAGATTCTGCGACTCAAACTACTTCTACCTTGACTTTTAAAGTTACAGATGGTGTAAACGTAGCATCAGGAACTTCTGCTTTATCATTGACTTTCGGTGCAACATACTCAAATAAACTTAATAGTACAGATTATGCATTAGGTACTACAGGTGGAACTTTTGAAACTAGTATTAAGAAACAAGGAACACATTCATTTTCCGTAAATGGTAGTGGCAATACTGTAAGAAATCCTGGTGCGAACAGTGGATCAGCAGTAACATACAATGACTGGACTATTGCAATGTGGTTCTATCTTAAATCTTCTGCGCCCTACGGCGGAACAGGACATTTTCATTTATTTACTACAAATGATAAACTAGGTGGTGCTTATTCATTTGGCACTAAAGGTAATAATTTAACATTAAGCGGAAATTATTGGTTTGCGACTGATAATTATAATGGAAGTAATTACGGCGGCATGCATGCCAACTTAGGAACAGGTGTATTTGTTCTAGATGCTTGGTATCACCTTGTATTTTCAGGAAGTACAACAGGACCTGCTATAGGAGTTTGGATAACAAAAGAAGGACAGTCATTTGGAAATGTACTTAACAGAGAAACATTCGGTGGCTCTATCACGGGCTCTCGAGTATCAGCTTTAAAAATTGGTGGTAGTGATGGCTTATATCTACATGGCTCTGCAGGTAACGCAGCTGACGGCGGTTGGGTTTACTACGATGATTTTAGAATATATGATGCAAAAGCATCATCAACTCATGCTGAAGCTATATTCGATACTGCTGGTGACGTAACAGACGCTTCAAATCCACTACAATCAAACTTAAAATTAGCATATACTTTTGACAATACAGCTAATAGCATTTAAGTTATAGATAGTGTAAAGGTAATTTTATGAGTAAGATTAGAGATCTAGCTACAATACTTAGTAAGACAGCTCTAAGTAACACTAATAAAACTAAATTATTAGATAGCTCTGACTTACCGGTAACTACGCCTGGAACAAGTGTTGAATATTTTAATACATTGGATTCATTACCAACGACTAATTTATCTGCTGGTAATCAAGCATTTGTGCAAGCGAGTCAAAGATTTTACATATCAAATGGAAACGGTTGGTACAACGTAGCATTAGTAAATACGAATCCTAGTCTGACAATAAGTCCATCAGGTGCTATAGCTCTAAATACAGATGGTTCCACTACTACTATAACTTTAGTTGCAGTTGATTCAGACAATGATAATTTAACTTTTAGTGTAGAATCTGACGGTAGCTTTTTGGGTCTTGGAACTATAGTGCAAGATTCAAGCGTATTTACTATTACACCTTTTAGTGAAGATTCAGCAACTCAGACCAGTTCTACTCTTACATTTAAAGTAACTGACGGTATAGCAATAGCATCAGGTACAAGTGCATTATCATTATCATTTGTTATAGACTGGTCAACTGCTAGTCTTACAGAGACTAATTTACAGGCTTCTGATATTGCAGATGGTGATAATTTTGGTAGGTACAGTAGTAATTTAAGCGGCGATGGTTTATATCTTATAGCCGGGTCTATGTACGCTGCTTCTGGTGCTGGTAAAGCATATATCTTTTTTTACAATGGTTCAAGTTGGTCTCAACAACTTAATGTTACAGGTCCAGATGGCGCAAGCGGTACTCCTTATTTCGGTGGTACTGTAGCTATAGACGGTGATGGTGATGTTGCAGTAATTGGACAACATAGATATGATTCGTATACAGGGGCTGCTTGGGTATATACCAGATCAGGTACAACATGGACACAAAGAGTAAGACTGGAAGCGTCTGATGGTGAGCAATATGATATGTTCAGTGGTAGGGATCTAAATTATTCTCAAGGTATTGGAGTTAGTAAAGATGGGACGTATATTATAATTGGAGCTCGGCAAGAAGATACGGGTGCTAGCAATGCAGGTTCAGCTTACATTTACACAGGATCAGCAGCAAGTTGGACTGAACAAGCAATAATAAGATCACCTGCTGCGACAGCCAGTGATGATTTTGGTACTTCAGTGCATATTAACTCTGATGGGACATATGCCATTATAGGTGCTAAGGGGGCTGGAGCAGGAACAAACCGTGGTGCTGCTTATATTTACACTAGATCCGGATCAACATGGTCATTGCAAGCTACATTAACTGCTTCTGATGGAGCTGATCATGATAACTTTGGTTCATATGTTAAGATTAGCGGTGATGGTTTATATGCTGTATGTAATGCAAGATATGATGATGACAACTACGATTCAAGTGGATCAGTTTATGTTTTTGTAAGATCCGGCTCATCATGGTCACAACAACAAAAAATTAATTTAGGTGCAGGTGGTGCAATATACAATTATTTTGGTAGCACTCTTGATATGAATGAAGCGGGTGATTTAATTGTAGTTGGTTCAGGTGGTCTTGATACTAACCAAATAGGTAAAGCAAGAATCTATAAGAGAACTGGCACTACATGGGCTTTAGTGAAAACAATAGGGGCTTCCGATGATGCTGACACTACTGGTGCAAGTGCAATCACAGGATTTGCTAGTAAAGTAGGTATGAGTGGAAATGGAAACGTCGTGGCAGTATCAGCTTACCCGGATACCAATACTACAACTCGAGGATCAGTATACGTTTATAATGAATCATAAAGTTATAAATACTGTAAAGGAAATTTTATGGGTAAGATTAGAGATCTAGCTAAAATACTTGGTAAGACACAGGCTAATAATCCTGACTTGTCAGCGTTATTGGATAGCGATGCCTTGCCTGTTACTGCAGCCGTTAGTGGAATCTTAGCTTTAAGTTCTTTAGATTCATTGCCAGGCGCAAGTCTATCTGCTGGTGATACTGCGTATGTTTCTGCCAACAATAGGTTTTACGTTTCAAACGGTAGTGGTTGGTATAATGTAGCATTAGTTAATGTAACACCAAGTTTGACAATTTCGCCTGATGGTGCAATTGCACTAAACACGGA